GCTCTCCCATAGGCAGGATGACCTGGAGGCGCAGATCGTGAGGCTGGACGCCAGCGAGCAAATGACGGCGAACACGATCACCGGGCTGCTTGTGGACGTTCGGCAGCGTCTGGAGCGCATCGACGCCAAGATGTCAGAATGACAACGGTACGAATCCAACTCCCCGAGCCGTTCGAGTACCAACGGGACGCCCTGTTTGGACCAGAGCGATATGCGATCATCGAGGGGTCTACGAAGGTCGGGAAGACGTACCCGTGCATCCTGTGGCTTCTCACCGAGATGGGCAAGCGTGGCGGTGATAACCGGGGGTTCTGGTGGGTTGCCCCGACCCACGCCCAGGCCGAGATTGTGTACGGTCGGCTGAAAACGATGCTGAGGCAGGCCGACCCAGAACAGATAACGTGGAGCCACAACGACACGCGGAAGCGGATATTCATCAACGGGCTTGGGGTGGCCGAGTTCAAGACTGGCGAAGACCCCGACAACCTGTACGGTGACGACGTGTACGCGGCAGTCATGGACGAGTTCACGCGGCAGAGGGAGGAAGCGTGGATAGCCCTTCGGTCAACCCTCACCGCTACGGGCGGGCATTGCAGGATGATCGGGAACGTCAAGGGGCGGAAAAACTGGGGGTACAAACTCGCGCGGAGGGCGGAACGTGGGGAAAGCGGAATGCGGTACAGGAAACTTACCGCAGACCACGCGGTTACGGCAGGGATTATGACCGCGGCAGAGTTGGAGGACGCGAGAAAGGTCATGCCTGAGACGGCGTTCCGCGAGCTCTACTACGCGGAGGCGTCCGACGACGGAAGCAACCCGTTCGGCATTTCGCATATCCGTGCGGCGATCAGGCCGATGTCCGGCCTGACCCCCGTGTGTTTCGGCGTGGACCTTGCCCGCAAGTTCGACTACACGGTGGTTATTGGGCTCGACGAAAACGGGCACGTTTGCAGGCACGAATCGTGGAACAAGATGAGTTGGGACTACACGGTTGACCGGATTGTCCAGTTGGTCAACGGGTGCCCGACGCTTGTGGACTCAACGGGCGTCGGTGACGCCGTGCTTGACAGAATCCAGAAGCGTGCGCCGCGGGCCGATGGGTACGTGTTCACACAGAAGAGCAAGTCGGCGTTGATCGAGAGCCTTGCCGTTGACATTCAGGGCGGCAAGATTGGCTACCCTGACGGCCAGATCGTTCGCCAGTTGGAGAGTTTCGAGTTTGTCCCCACGCGGCTTGGGGTGACGTACTCGGCACCGGCGGGCGAGCATGACGACGAGGTAGTCGCGTTGGCTCTCGCCGCGAAACAGCACGTAGCCAACGCTATTGTCCCGCAGTTCTACTTTGGGGTATCGTCTGTCGGTCGCACCGGAGATTTCTAATGGCTCGCAAGGCAGCACCAGCACGGAAGCCTGTGAAGCGAATCCCGCGCGACGACAACCGGGCGTATGTAGGCGCGTCTGTTTCGTACCAAGAGTCGGCGCCGAAGTACCAGTCGCGTTCGTCTGACTTCGACCTGTTGGCGAGGGCAGTGTCGGGCGTTGCGTTCTCGGCTGCGAACCTGAACGCAACCTCGTGCGCGGCTCAGACGATCAGGCTGTACCGACCGGCTGGCGGCAAGTTCATCGGGCGGTCCCGCCGGGTTGTGGAAAAGTCTCGTCTCGCGTGGCTCATGGGTGGTACGCGGGAGACGCCAAGCACGAAGGCGATGGCGATGGCGGACGCGGCTGGCGACGTCGAAGAGATCACAGACCATCCCGTTCTAGACCTACTGTACGACCCGGACCCGTACATGACGGGCAGCCAGTGGAGATGGCTTGCGTTCTTCCACGCCGAGGTGTCCGGAAGGGCGTACATGCACATCGGCGAGCGCACCCGGTACGGGGTCGCGTCTATGTACCTGCTTGCCCCGCAGTTCGTGTCCATTCGCGGTAGCCGTAGCAAGATGATCGAGGAGTACCGCTACGGGGTTGACAACGCCGACGCTGTGACAATCCCGCCGGAGGACATCATCTACCACAGGGAGCGGGTACACCCGTTCTACCCCCTACACGCGGTATCGTGGATGCACGCGGTAAAGGCGCACTCCGACCTCGAGGCGGCTGCGATTGCCGCGGAGATTGCCAGGTGGACGAACGGAGGAACGCCGGGCCTTGCGATCACGGTGAAGGACGCCACGGGCAGGACTACGCCGGCGCAGGTCGAGCAGATGGAGGAGGCTTTCAACCGCAAGTATCGCGGGGTGAACAAGTCGGGTGCGACGATGTTCCTGCTCAATGGCGAGGTGACGCAGTACGCGACGAAGCCGCACGAGATGCAGTACGTCGAGGGCTACAGGAGGATGGAGGAGTCCATCTACCGTGCGGCAGGAATCCCCGACCCGGTATGGAGGATGTCAGACTCGAACCGGGCCTCGGCGGTTGCGGCTGACCCGCAGTGGATGGGGCTGACCATCCTCCCGAAGTTGAACGTGATGGCCGACACGCTGACGGAGCGGTTGCTGCCAGAGTTTGACGGCACGGATGGGTGGTGGTTCGCGTTCGACAACCCGGTGCGTGAGGATCAGGCTTCGGCTGTGTCGCGGTCCATATCGCTTGCGGCTGCCGGGCTCATTACTGGCAACGAGGCGCGGGCAGCGCAGATGCTTGGGCCTGGCGGGGAAGAGCTGGACGTTCTCCGGTACGGTGGCGTCCCGCTGGCAGATGTTGGGAGGCAGCCGGTGTTCGAGACTCTGTCGGCGCCGGTGGAGGAAGTTGAGCCGGAAGTTTCCGAAGGCGGCGAAGAGGAGCCCGACGATGACGAGCAGGAACAGGAGGCCGAGGCGGTTGGCGAGAAGTCACGCCGAACGGTCAAGGCGGCCCGCGAGACATCCCAAGAGATCGTCGCCCGCGCGTTCGAGGACTCGCTTACCCGTTGGTTCGAGCGTGCCCTGCGAACCGCAGTCACGGATACGGGTGCCGTAGACCTCACGCAGAGCGCCGCACAGTTGGAGGCGATCGTCGAGAACAATCTGCGGTCCCTGTTCATCGCGGGCACGGTGGACGGGATGAGGGAAATCGGGGCTGGCGGCACGTTCAACATGGCAACACCGCGTGTCACCCAGTACCTTGACGCGAGAGCCGGCGACCTGATTACCAGCGTATCGGACACGCTGACCAACGCCATTGGGAACCGGCTCACCCAGTTGCAGGACGCCGGGGCGAGCATCGAGGAAATGAGGGCGTCTGTGGCGACGATGGGCGTTGCGGACTGGTCCGCCGAGCGGATTGTTCGTACCGAAATGGCGTTCGCATACACCGAGGGCTCTAGGCAGGCGTGGGAGTCGGCTGGGGTTGAGTCCAAAGACTTCGGGCTCGCCGGAGGCCCGTGCCCGGTCTGCGAGGCCGTTCACGCTGAAAAGGGCGGGAAGCCACACCCGATTGCGGAGCCGTACTACAAGGCCGGAGATATCGTCGTCGGGACCGATGGGAAGCCGTATACGTTCGTGCAGGATGCACAGGGGCCGCCTTGGCACCCAAACTGCCGGTGTTTCTTGCTCCCGGTTACAGGAGACTCGGAATGATCCTCACAGACATCAAGCGGGACGGCCTTTTGTTCCGACTTCGCAAAGTTGCGAACGAACGCGGGGTAGACGGGGAAGGCGTTGGCATGATCGGCCGCGCGTTCAAGTCTGTGGCCGTCAAGCAGGAAAACGCCGGGTTTGAGATCGAGGGCATTGCAACCACAGACGACGTGGACTGCGATCGTGAGGTGGTGCTGCCTGACGCTCTCGACTGGTCCACGATGGGCAAGTACAAGGCCCTGTACGCCGACCATATGTACGGCAGCCGTCATGCAGTGGCGGTCTACAGGTGGGCCGCCCGCACGAAAACCCCCAACGGGTGGCGCATCCGGGCTCGGCTGCTTCCTGACGACTACTCCGAGGAAATCCCCCGGATGAGGACGCTGGCGGAGCATGGGGCTCTCGGGTGGTCAATCGGGTTCATGGCCCGCGAGCGGGGGGCGCCGACCGACGCGGAACGCCGGTCGTACCCGGGTGCCGAGTCCATCGTGCGAAAGGCCGAGGTGTTCGAGGTGAGCCTTACACCCATGCCGTGCAACCTTGCCTGCATGGGCGTTTCGGTCTACGCCGACGACAGCAAGGCGGCCAGCGTTGGAGACCTTGTGCGAAAGGGGTTGCTCCCGGCGTCGTTCGCACAGGCCAGGCGCCGGATCATTGTTGCCTGACGGGCGAAAGCCTGCTAGGCTACATTGGCCGCAATAGCGGCGTTCTGCTGACGGCACTCACCGAGTGCGACGTGGGGCGGCACAAACCCGACCCTCCCGAGCGCGACGAGATGGCCCCGAGGCGTGTCACACACACCACGGAGTTATCCAATGACGCTCGAAAGGCTGTTGAAGGCGCTGCGTTCCGAGGGGTTCAAGACCGAGAACCCCACTCAGGAGCAGGTTGCCGAGTTCATCAAGACCAAGAACCTGTCCATCACCGATGGCGATACCGGCGACGAGGTCGATGTCGCCGCGACGTTCAAGGCCGCGAAGCCCAAGAAGGTCGTCGCGGTCAAGGACGACGACGACGAGACCGACGACCAGCCCGCCGATGACACCGCCGAGGTGTTGAAGGCCGCGCGGGAGATCATCCGCGAGGCGGCGCAGATCAAGCGCGGCACCCGCAACCCCAACGCCGGTCTCGACGACACCACCCAGCGGTTCAGCATCGGCAACATCGAGCGGAAGGCGTTTGAGGGCCGCATCGCCGCCAAGCAGACCGCGTTCCGGTCGGCTGACATGGCCGAGGTGGCCGGTTCGTGGTTCCGCCTCGCCCTGCACAACATGGGGCGGAAGGAATACGCCGACAAGAAGCGAGACGAGGATGTGTGCCGCAAGGCAAACGTCTCCTACGACTTCGCCAGCGGCGGCTTCGCGCTCCCCAGCGTTCTCAGAAACGAACTGATCTGGCTGCGGGAGCGGTACTCCGTCATCGACATGATCCTCCCGGCCATCCCGGTTGGACCTGCCGGTGAGTCGTTCCCCCGCAGCGGCGGCGACGTGACGGTCTACTCGCCAGGCGAGGGCGTTGCCATGACCGAGAGCAACCTGACCGGCAACCAGGTCACGGTCAAGCCCGTCGAGATGAACGCCTACAGCACCGTGAGCCGTCGGATGCTCGCGGGCTCCGTCTTCGACTTCGGCGATCACGTCATGCAGAAACTGATGTGGGCCGTGAACAAGAAGCAGGAGCAGATTCTGTTCCTCGGCGACAGCACTTCGACCTACTTCAACCAGCAGGGCTTCAAGGGCAAGTTTGAGGCCGACGTTGTGGCCGCCGGCGGAACGTGGTCCACGAACGCCGAGTATTCGGCGTCGTGCGTTCGCGGATCAGGCAACCTCATGTCGGAGATCACCGACGACGACCTCACCGGTCTGATCGCAAAGGCCGGCGACTTCGAGGACACCTCCTACGACGGCGCCCCGATCGTCTGTCATAAGCGGTTCTACTGGAACGTCATCGCCAGGCTGATGAAGTCCAAGGGCGGAGTCACGATGGCCGAGATGGCAAACGGCATCCGAGTCCCGACCTACCAGGGCGTGCCGATCCTGTTCTCCAACGCCCTCCCAAAGACTGACGCGAACGGCCAGATTCTCGCCCTCTACGGCGACTTCAGGCAGGCCGCCAAGCGCGTCGTCGTTCCCGAGCTCTACGAGCTCGCGTCCAACGAGAACGTCGCTTGGACCTCCAACAAAGTCGCGTTCAAGATCGTGTCCTACATGGGCATCACCGTCCACGACACCGGTACACCGCACGCCACGGCTTCGAGCCAGGTGCCCGGCCCCGTGTCGTTCCTCATCTCCGCCGAGTCGTAATCCAACGCCGGGGGCTGGCGAACGCACAAGTGCCAGCCCCCGGCATCCTGACTTTCACGCGGCATTGCCGCAAGGGATCAAACATGGCAGCTATCGACATGCTCAAGTTCGCGCGGTGCTCAGACCCGCAGGCGATTCTGGACAACGCAAGCCCGACCACCCGCGCGTTCGACACGCTCGGGATGTCCTACGTCACTCTCGTCGTGTACATCGGAGCCACCGACATCGCAATGGCGGCTCTGAGCCTTGCCGAGTCTGACACGCTGACGGACGCCAACACGCTCAGCAGCGGCTCGGCAATCAGCGGGTCCGACTTCTCGGTGTCTTCCGCACTTCCGGGTGCCGGGGCGGACAACACCTTCGTCATCGTCAAGGTGCCGATCCGAGGTGGACGCAAGCGCTACATCGACGCCACGATCACCGCAGGAAACGGCAGCACGGGTTCCTACATCGCCTCGTTCTGGATCGGCGAACCCCTGATCGTCACCGCAACCGAGTCTGACCAGGGCGTTGGCGACACGCTCCAGGTCGTCGAATGACCTTCTCCCCTCCTTTCCTGCCCCCGCTGGTCACGCGGCGGGGGCGGTTTCCATGTTTGACTCACGAAGATTGAGCAACAAGCGGAGGTGCGCGAATGGCACTTGCAGCGATCGTCAAGGGGAGCGCGGGTACGTCTGGCGCACCTGTAACCACTGTCAGCGGAAAGACGGCCTGGGGGATAGCCGTACTCGACTCGAAGGCGGGGACGGTGCAGAGTGCGGCGGACATGATCCGGCCCCTGAGTGTCGCAAGCAGCAACATCGCGCCGATTGAACTCGGTCCGGTGTCGTCTAGAATCATCGTCAGGGGCGCGTACAACGTCGCGGCTACTGGAGGAACCCACGCAGGACAGGTCCGCGTCTACGCCGTCTACGGGAAGCCGGTACTAACTTCCGGCGTCTACGCATGGTCGGACGACCTCCCTAACAGGTGCGTCAGGATCGACGGCTCCACAACCCCGATCACACTTACCGTTGACCTCACAAACGATGTCCGCGATGCGACGTACAAGTACACAGCCCCCGTAGTCATCGACTCTTCCGAACTGATCGACGCCCTTGGCGCGGACTACATCCTGGTCCTGCTCGAAACACAGGCCGACATCACCGGCGGAACCCCGGCGGCGTTCGTCGAGGTCGGAGTGCTGTAGGAGGGTCAATGGCGCTCACGACAACCACGGCGTACAAAACGCACGCGGGCATCTCGGGGTCAGGCCTCGATTCGGTGCTGGCGCAGGTGCTGTCTATGGCCGAGGCGACGATCCGCCGGGCGTGCGGGCGTGACCTTTCCAACGGGTTCGAGTCCACAAGCAGGACGGAGTACATCGACGGAACCGACGCCGAAACGGTGCAACTCTCCGAGTGGCCCGTTACCACTATGACCAGCGTTCACATCGTGGACGATGCTGGCGAACTGGATGAGGTCACGGACTACCGCGTGAACACGAAAACCGGCGTTCTGCGGTACATTGGCGCCGCTCCGTCCCGAGTGGTTGCGATGGTGCCAGGGTACATGGACTCCATGCGGTTCGGCGTTGTCCCGTGCTGGCCGTCCGGTCACCAGAACATCAAGGTGGTGTACACGGGTGGGTACGCGACGATCCCGGGAGACATCGTGTTCGCCGTTCACAGGCTCATGGACTTCGGCATGGCTGCGAGGGGCAAGGGGGCCGGGTTCCAGTCCGAGAGCCTTGGAGGGTACTCGTACTCGATGCAGGCGGCTGGCGAGTCGGACGCGGCTGTGGCCGCCGTGTTCGCCGCGTTCCGAACGGGGCAGCTCTAGTGGCGATTGCGAGAATCACAACCCCGCTGCACCTCATGGGCGAAACGGCCGTCATCCGCGCCGCGACACAGGTGAAGGAGGCCGGTGGCTCCATGACGACGACTTGGACCGGCGACGGCTCGACGGTCGCGTGTTCGTTGCAGCCTGGGAGCAGTAGCGAGGCCGTCCAGCAGGCCATGCTTCTCGGATCGTCAACCTACGACGTGTACTTGGCGACGGCTGATACCGGCGGTACTGCGCTCGCGTTCACACAGACCCAGTGGAAGGGCGCAACCATGACCATCGGAGGGCTTGTGTACCGCGTCGTCGGCGTTCCGCGTGACCTCATCAACAACGGGTGTGTCCTCCATGCCGTCGTGGAGCGGATCGACACGGGGGAAACGTGATGGGGCGTGTGGACCTTCGCAAACTTGACGCGATGATGGCGAGGTCGCGGCGGGCTGCAAACGCCGGGCTGACCGCTATGGCCGCGTCGGCTGAGGGTTTCGTCCGCAACGGCATGGGGCGTGGGGCACGGCACACCTCGAGCGCACCGGGAAGTCCACCGAACATCCAGCGTGGGGCGCTTGTACGCGGGATCACCCACGAGCCTTCGGTCAATCTCCGGTCGAGGGTCGGCGTATCGCGGAACGTGCCGTACGCGGCAATGCACGAGTACGGCGGCACCATCACCGCGAGGGGCAAGTACCTCACGATCCCGGTGAACGTGCAGGCCAAGCGGGCACTCGAACGCGGCGGTACCGTCCGCAAACTCGACCTCATACCGATCAGGTCGAAGCGTGGGAACCTTGTGCTTGTGCCGAAGCCGTACAAGAACGGGAAGCAACGGAAAGGGCCGGTTGTGCTGCTGCGAAGGTCGATCACGCTCTCTCCAAGGCCATACCTCAGACAGGCGGTGTACAAGAATCTCGCGGCAATCCGAGACGCCGGCGTCCGCGTCTATGGGCGTGTACTGCGGGGTGGCGGTTGAACTACTACGTCACCGACGCCACCATCGACAGGCTCGAAGCCGACACCGGCTCTGGCGGGCTGTTCAACTCAGGCTCCCCGCTTGTGAGCGGCGTCTACTACATCAGGGCTGCCGACGCGGCGACACGGCCATACATCGTCCTCAACGTCTCCATGACCGAGGAACACGCCCTCACGTCGGACGGGTGCGAGTTCGTGCTTGGGGTTCGGATCGTTGGGAACGCATCCGACGGCGGCGCCGCGTTGCAGTCAATATGGAACAGGGTGTTCGGGGACGGCGTGCTTCAATCGGGACGAACGCCGTCTTACGGCCTGCACAGGCACACGCTCACGATGCCGACGAACCCGCTGTCGGCATCGTGTACCACGCTCATGTACGCGGGAACGGACGAAGTGTACGACGCGGATGACAACACGCTCGAATGGACGATGCGCTTCCGGTCCCGATGGGACGCGGCGGCTGTTAGTCCGTAGGAGGCACGATGGGCACTCGACTTACAGGCGCCGCCGCAAAACTGGTTTCCGTCACGGGTTCGACCGACCTGGACCAACTTCTCGTGACCGCACTGAGAGAGGTGTCGCTCACCTACAACTCGGAGGCGGACCAGGAGGACACAAGCGGAAAGGGCAACGGGTACTTCACCGCAGCTCAGGGGCTCTCCAACGGAACACTGAGCTTTGAGGGCATCTACCCGAGGTCGGCCCCGAGGTATGGCGCGAGCGGGCTTCTGACCATCTCGGGCCACACCTTCTACGGGGTGCAGTCGTGGAATCTCAACTTTGACTTCGGCGAGGAAGACATTACCGGGATGGACGGGACGGCAAAGACGGCGCGAGACTTCATGCCGCTCGGGGTCCCGCAGATCAAAGGGTCGCTCACGGCGCACGCCGATAGCGCGACGGCCCTTGCGTCCATCGCGGCTACGCACGCTTCCGGCGGAGACGTCGTGTTCAAGTTGACCGAGGACGGCGCGGCCGACCCATCGTTCACGGGTACCGGCGTCGGGCTTGTCGGGAAACTCGGCTTCACGACTACCCCGCGAGGCGTCATCAAGCCGACCTACGACTTCCTCATCTCGGGCCAGTTGACCAGCGTTGCGGGATCGACGCTCCCGGCGCTTCTCCCGGCGGGCACGGTTGACGCCTCGGACTGGGACTTGAACAGCGACGGGTCCGCGGACGTTTCGCTGGTGTTCCAGACGGCTGCGAGCAGGACGTACACGGGCAATGCGTTCCTGCGGTCGCTGTCGGTGAAGGTCGGCGTTGGAGAGTTGATCAGCGTAAACGGTGAGATTCGATTCACTGGAACCGTGACGCCCGCGTAGGAGGCCCATGAGCCAGGCAGGCGGAAACATCGGCAGCGTGCAGGTCGTATTCACAGGGAATACCGACCCGTTCAAGCGCGCGGCGGCAGAAGTGAAGGCTGAGGCCGCGGTAGCCGGGAAAGACGTTTCTGGTGCCGTTCCGTCTGACGATCGTGTAAAGGAGCTTCGCAAGGGGATTGGAGGGGTTCTCGGAACCGTCAGCGCGTTCGGTGCCGTTGCGGCATCGCTCGATAAGCTGCTATCGGGGATACAGGAGTTCAACCGCGCGGGCGGTCAACTGGCGGACCAGTTTCGTTCGATCAAGGAATCGCTCACACTCAATATAGGGCAGGAGAGCGGGCTGGCTGGACAGATTCAGTCCATCGAAAAGCAGTACGCCGAAACGCTCAAAAAGATTGAGGCCGATCAGGAAGAATACTACAGCGGCGCAGCCGGGTTGGTCCGCAGGGCTGTGGACGAAACCGCCGGCACTTTCGGCGCTCAGTTCGACCTCCAGCGCCAGCAGGCGGCGCAGGCATTAGAAGGCGCGCGGAGGCAGTACGCGGAACTTTCCAAGGAGGCCGGGCTAGAGGCGGCGCGTATCCGCGACAGAGACACGAGGATCAGGCAGGGGGAACGCCTCACTGAGATTCAGGTTGAAAGCATCGAACTCGAACGCTCGCTTGGAACCGAGCAGGAACAGCTGAACAAAAAAATCGGCGAACGCATCAGGCAGATCGAAGAACTGCGGGAAGAGAGGAAGGATGATCCCGGTTTCGTCGCTGGACTCGATAGGGCCGAGAAGAGGCTGCGAGAGTACCTAGACCGAAGGAACAAGGCGTTTGAGGACGCCGCGAAGAAAGACGCGGACGCGCTAGAGAGGGCCATGAGCAAGGCGATCGAAAGCATCCGGTCTAAGGCCGCCTCCGCTTTCAACCCCAACCAGTTTGAGTCCGGGCTCGAATCCATCATACAGAAAATGGACATCATCGTGAGCCAACTCGGGAGGGGCGTGTAGTGGCAACCATCCTCATCGAGCAGATCGAAAGCAGGCCGATCGCCACTGACGCCGTGACCGGGCGAAGGAACGCTACCCGTATCTTCAAGGCTCCCGGCGTGCGTTCCGAAGAGGCCGCAAAGGTCGCGTTCTACGCGGAGGGGCACGAGGTCTACCCGTCAGACGCCACGCTCAAACTCGTGCGGGTCACGGTGTCTCCGCTTGCAAGCGGGGCCGGTCAACTCGTCACCGCAGAGTACGAGTCGAAGTCTGGCAGTAGGTTCACCTCGCCTCCGCGAGAGGATGAGAACTACTACCACTTCGGTTGGACAACCAAGGATGTCAAGGTCAAACTCCCGTTCAGCCGCAGAACGCGGATCATCGTTGACGAGGAACAGCCGGAAGGCGTGGAGGTCTGGGCGCTCGAAACGGTCGAGTACATCGAGACGCGGCTTGTAAGGCCGTATCGCGTCCGTGTGCGCGGGCTCGGACCAAGCCAACTCGATGTCATCGCCTCACAGAAACGGAAGATTCACACGATCCACGGCAGGGACTACCTGTACCTTGGGGCCGACGTTGCCGAGGTAGACGGCGAGGCTCTCGACATCACCCACCAGTGGGAGGTTGACGAGGGGACGCCGTTCCCGCAGGAGAACTCCGCCTATCGCATCGACATCGAGTACCCGATCGTGTCGCCGGGGCCGCCGGAACTCATGCGGCTCCCATACTCGGAAACCATCGCAATCCCGCCGGTTGACCCGAGAACAGAGCCTTTCGGGGCGCGCCCATTCTTCCCGTATGCCCGCGTGCCCAATGGGTGGCAACTTCTCCCGGGGGCTGACAGGCTATGAGCGTTGCCACTCCAATCACGGGCATCGTTGCAAGCGCCGACAGGACCGGCCTACAGGTGCCCGGGGAGACGCGGTACGGCATCAACTTCACGAGGCCGGACGGTACAACCGTAACTGGGACAACCGGGCACAGGTCCATTCTCCCGTACGTGTGGCCAGGGTTTGCCCGCGTCGAGCCCGAAAGGCTCATCGGACGGCGCGTGTGCGGTCTTGAACTCATCACCGGAAATATCTGGTGGCTATTCGTCGAGCCGATCGCCGGGTTTCAGTGCAGCACCGGCGACACGGGCGAGCCCGGAGAGATTCAAAGCCCATTCGGTGACGGCCCGCGGTTCCCGCCGCCTCCTCCGCCCGGTGGTGGTGGGCTGCCTCCGGCATCAACGCCCGACAACGGCGACGTGGGGGTGCAGTGATGCAGACTTCGTACTACGGCGTCAACCTCAACCGGGCCGAAGTGCTGTCGGACAGGTACGGGAGCCCGATCATCGTCAACGTCGGCACACAGTCATCGTTCTCGGCGCACGTTGAGGTTGTGTCCGGCACCTGGGGCTCTACCGTGCTTGCGTTCCGAAAGTTGAACGCCGCAACCGGCGAAGGTGCGGACTACGACCCAGCCGTTACACTCTCGGCGGCTGGAATGACGGACCTTACCCCGTGCGAGTCTGAGTACGTCCGCGCGGAGACGACGACTGGCGCGGGCTCTGACCTCATCGTGAACGTACACTTTCACACGCGGAATACAGAGGTGGCTTGACCACCGGAGGCAACCATGGCGATTGCATATCTCAACACGGGGGCTACGAGCCTTGACGCGGCGAACTGGTCTGACTCCACAGGTTTTGCAGCCGCCGCAACGCTGGTCATCGCCGGTGGAAAACAGACCATCTCCGGCGGGCTCTCGCAAACCGGAAGCAGCATCGAATCGCTCGACATCTACGACTTCGGCGGCGTCATCGGAGGGTCCGCCGGTGCGCTCGAGTGTGACGTGGACGGCACATCCGAGGCCGTTGCCGGGCCCGTGAGCCGGCTTCGGTTCTGGTCTCCGGGCACGATGTTTTTCAAGGCCAACGGCGGCAACACGCTCGCCCACTACGTCCAGCTCGAAAGGGGCAGGCTGCACCTCACCGGCGGCATCAACAAAAACCTCCACATGGGAAGCGGGCAGCTCTTCGTCGCCGACGGCGTGACCGCAACGGGTGGGGTGTGGAGGCTCGACGGCGGGACGGCCCAACTCGACTACCACGCCTCGAACACCATCCCGACGATCCACATTACCGGCGGCGCACACAACTTCGAGAAGCAGGTGCCCGCAATCTACATCCGCGGCGGGTCGATCACGATCAACTGTCGCGGGCTTGCGATCACGACGCTGGAACAGACGGGCGGGACCGTGCGGCTTGTTTCGTGCGGCGGGATCACGAACTACACCGGCACCGCCGGGACGCTGGACGCGAGCAACGCCGGGCGGGCTATTGCGGTGGGCAGCTCTTCGTGCATCGTCGGCCCCAACCTGACCGTGATCCCGAGCCCACAGGTCACGTACGGCACCAAGACCGTCATCGGCACCGGACCCAAGGGCATCTAAGGGGGCGTCATGGGCCGCGTCGGCGTCAATGCAGACGGGCGGCTCGCGTTCGCGCAGGACGGGCGGCTGTTTTTCTCGGACGGCGGCGGATGTTGCTGTGAGGGCGGGCTGACCTGCGCCCCGGTCTACCGCGTCGATTGCGCCTCACCCGACTGGGCGAGGTGCTGCCACTTGGGCATGGACTACCTGCTCGCCATACAAAGCACGCTCACCTTTGAGGCCGTGCAGACGGCACCCGGAATCGTCAACCAACGCATCGGAGGGCAGACGGTCAGCAGGTTCCCTCCGCCGCCGGGTGGAATCGTCGAACGCCTCACGATCACCGTTGACGGTTCCGCGACGTTCAGGGGGAGTGACGGCGGGAACTACACGCTTGTACCGGCTGACACTCAGGGCTCGGTGACGATCGACGCGAGAACGTGGAGCCCCGTGCCGGAGCCGGGCGAGTACACCACCCAGCAGGAAACGCGGCCATTCTTTGGGTTGGCCCGTGCGTTCGGGTTCCCAGAACAGGTTGCGAGTGAAGCGGCGAGACGTGGGCCGCTGAACCTGCTTCAACTCTTGCAGGCGTCGGGCATCCTCAACTCGCTCCCCGTGCCGGTGTTCGAGTCGATGGTCAGGGCTTCGCCGCTGCTTGTGGGTGAGCGGGACGAACAGGGGGCACAGATCGGGCGTCACCCGCAGATTCGGTGTTTGAGCTCTCGGGCGACTGTGGTGGGCGCTGGCGGAAGGCCGGGCGGGTACCCTTTCAACTACTGGCACGCGACCTTTGTGGATGGCCAGCCTGTGACGCTCCGAGACGCCTTTTCGTCGTGGCGCGGCGAGGCGACGTGCCAAGAGGCTGAGATTGAGGCGACGTTGACGGCCCCGCTGTGGGGGGCGGACTACGGGGTTACTGGGTTCCCGGGCTACAGGACCGTGCAGGTTGGGTCGGTTCGGCTCTCCGTGTCTGCCCTGTCTGCGGTGCTGACGGTGACTCCTTGCGATGGGAACCCGTGCGGACCTGACGGCCCAAACCCCGGCCCGTGGCCGGATATCGAGAGC